CTGCGTTTGAGACATGGGTCGAGAAGGGCGACTTCGACGCGGTGGATTTCTCGCTGGACTTCGAGCAGGACTTTGACGGCAACGAAAACGTGATGAGCGCGATGGCTTTTGGAACGGCTGGAACGCCAGCGACGGCATCGACGGGGACATATCTCCATACGTTGGTTCTCGCCAACAAGATCACGGGACTTTTCGGGACGTATGCCACCGAAAAGCTGACCAAGATTCACGTTGTGCCGTCGGTCAAACCGCACAAACTCACGTTCTCGATCGACAAGGGAGTGCTCAAGACCGTAGTGGGATGCAGGGGTAGTAAACTCATTGACGATTCGTCAACGATAACAACCATGACAACCGTCACCTATCCCGATAAGCGGCGCAATCATCCCAAGTTGAGTGGGGCATGTTTTAGGATGAACGCGCAGACCGGGGCGGCACTTACTGCTGGGGATGAGATCAAGATCAAGGACTTTACACTTGAGGTTGAACGGAAGCTTACGGCAGAACATGAATCGAACTATAACGGGATCGTCGAACCTGCCGAGGACGCGAAGCTCAACGCTAAGCTGACGCTCAATTTCAACCGCATGGACGCCGCCAATGCCGCCTATTTCGCGGATTGGGTTGCCGGAAATGAGAAGAAGGCCGACTTGAAGTTCACGGGTGGAGTCATCACGGGAACATTCACTTACTATATGCACTTCAAATTCCCGCGCCTGAAACTCGAGGATGCGCCGGAGTATGCAGACAACGATGTTATTCCGGCAAAGGTTGTGTTCCGTTGCCTCGAGCCGGATACCATTGGACCAACGGGAATGACCACGGTCACAAAGCCCGTGCAATTGGAGATCGAAAATACGAGAGCAACTGATTTACTCGCATAAGGAGGCATTATGCCTAAGTTTCGGAACGTGGCTCCGGTGTCTGAGTGGATGGCATTCGAGCTTGATACGAAGATCATAGAGCCACCTATTGTCTCAGTGCGGCTCGTTCCGCTTGACGACACCGGATTCATCGATCTCGCCGAATCCGGGGAAAGGCCGCGATTATCTGCGGTGCTGATTCAAGAGGCATTGTCGGCGATCGTGGAATGGGATCTGGAACTGGACGGTGCACCATTACCATGCACGGATGAAAGCAAAAAGAACCACCACTACGAACTCAAGTTGCTATTGACCTCATGGGTGAAGGGCGAGAAGCCAACATATCTTGCGACGGCGATCATAGAATACGCGCGGAACCTTGATAACTTCCTAAAAAATTAGCGGCCTACCTCGGCTATTACGGCGAGAACTGGAATGGCGTGCTTGAGGAGAAAAAACATCGGCACGAGGTAGGCGAGGATGCGAGTGGATGCTGCAACTGCGAACTTGAGCGATTGGCGGGTGAAATGGGTGCATTTGAGACATACGCCTGGAACTGGTATTGCCAGAACGTGACTGCATTTGCATTGCGGACGGGATTGGTCGGCGAGATGTTCAAGGATTTGGACCTGGGCGGCGTGGTGAAACGGTTGTTCCTGGCGGCGCAGAATATGATCTTCCTGACGTTTGAACGGGTAGCCAATGAGAAAGGGGCGAAGGATGCGGAGATGAAGAAAAATGGCTGACATCAAATATGTTGTTTCGGTTGATTCGTCTAACGCCCAAAAGCAAGTCCAGGCTTTTGATGATAGCGTCAATAAATTAGGCCAGACCTCGGAGAAGTCTAAGTTAGGTTTTGCCAACCTCACCTCGGCTATCGCAACCGGGATCATGGTCTATGAAGGCGCCCGACGAGCCTTGAGTGGTGTCATTGACTTTATGAAAAGCACGGTCAAGGCGGCAATAGAAGCGGAGGAGGCCGAGAATAATCTGCGCCTTTCCCTTGAAACGACAGGGCGCGAAGTCCAAGGTAATCTGAATCATTATTTGAGATATGCTGAAAGTCTCATGGGGATTACCCGTTATGATCATGAGGCCATCGAAAGCACACAGGCATTATTATTACAACTCACCAATCTCGACCAGAATGGAATTGATCGGGCGACACGGGGAGCCATTGGATTAGCCAGCGTATTCAAGGTTGACCTTGATACTGCGACCCGAGTTGTGGCAAAGGCGATGGGGGGCAATTACGATATGTTAGTTCGCTATATCCCTAAACTCAAAGAATGTAAAACAGAAGCGGACAAAGCGAAAGTGGCGCAAGAAGAATTTGCTAAAATGTTCGAGCGGTCCGAAGGGATGATGAATACATTTGGAGGTTTGTTAGATACAATTAAAAAATACTTTGGAGAATTAAAAAAGGAAATAGGGTTAGCCCTTATCAATACCGAAGGATTCCGTGCGATTCTTCATGCCATTGTCCAACTTATGAAGGATTTTGCTGACCCGGCGACGAAGACAGCATTTATCTTTCGGCTCATTGGAGATATTGCCGGGGCTGCCGCTGAAAAGATAAGGCAACGCTTCGGCCTTGCATTGGCATGGGTTTTGAAGGATATGGAAAAGTCCAGGTGGGAATATGAACACGCCGGAATGTCTCTTGGCATTTTATCAAAAGCATGGGAGGCATTTGGTAAACTGGCTCCCGGTTGGAGGGGGAATATATCGGATTTAACAAAAGAACTTGAGCGCCTATGGAAAGAGGCAAACAAGGGGCCGGGAGAACTTGATAAAACGATTGTCAAAATTGGCAATAGTTTTATGCCGATGGCTCGCAATCTGATAGAAGTAGTAGAGATGCAGGCTTTTACCTTCAGTGGAGTTCTCAGGCCCGCGATGAAGGCGATGCCACTTACCTTACTTCAACAAATTCCATCCATGAGAAGGAGTTTTAAACTAATCGAACTATCCTTTGGCAGCACGATGGAAAGAATAAAGGAAAAGGCAAAAGAAACCTGGGATTATATTCTAATTGCCGCCAATGCCGCCACGAGTGGAATGCAGGCAATTTCTAATCAATATCAACAAAACCTGACGATTGGACTAGATAATGAATACAAGAAAAGACTCGCCTATATCAATGCCACTATCACAAATGAAGATGAAAAACAAAAGGCCCTCATAGCCCTTGATGCTGAATATGATATTAAGAGAAGGGCATCACAAAGAGAGGGAGCAAAAATGGCAAAGGGCGTTGCATTCTTAGAAGCCATCGTAAACACGGCATCTGGAGTTACGCGAGCTCTCAAGGATTTTCCATTTCCTTTTAGTGCAATTATTGCCGGTATTATCGCGGGATTAGGTGCTGTTCAGGTTGGTCTTATTATGGCTCAGCCCCTTCCCCTGGCGAAAGGCGGAATCATCACTCAACCGACCTATGCCCTTATCGGGGAACGTGGCCCGGAGGCCGTGATTCCACTCAACCAAACCCACAACCGATTTTCGACGATCAACCTCCATTTCAACATTTCTACCCTTGACGCCGATTCAATGGAACGAGTGGTTCAATACCGGATTGTTCCCAGGCTTCAACGTATGTTCAAAAGCGAAGTCGCCCTTGTCCATCCCAATGCCGTGAGGAGTTATTAAAATGCCTACGCCATGCCGGATCATGTATGACAACCTTTGGGATACGGGAACACTCACAACCTCCTCTGAGAATGCCAACTTCCCCGCCTCGAATACCCGCCATCCCTGGCCATCGAAAGTCTGGCGGTCAACGGCGGCTTCGGGTATAGAATGGCTCAAGGTCAATCTCGGATCTGAATATGAGATGGTCACGGATGGGGCGATGGAGGTATGGACAACTGATACCAATTTGACCAACTGGACGGAATATATTTCGGGAACCTCGGTAGTCGTGAAAGACCTGGGGTTCTATCATGGAGGGGCCGCCTCCTGCCAAATGGCAGTTGATAGTTCAAACAGTAGCGTTTACATCTATCAAACAATCACGTTGACACCGGAGAAAAAATACAGGATTAGCCTCTGGTATGTGAATAGTGTTGCCAACAAGACGTTCTATATTATACTTCAAAATTCAACGGGTGTTGTTTTTCTCACATCTGCAGGCGCATGGTCTAAGGTAAGTCAAGGAATAACCCTGCCAAACGCACTCGGTTGGACTGAGTTCACGATTGATTTTGATGCCCATCCGAATTACACAAGTTATAACCTTTACATTCAACGGTTATCCGCCACGTCCTCAACATTTTGGGTCGATGATGTCTCAGTCAAGCGGGTCTATGACGTCAATGCGGT